GAGGCGTGGCTCGCAGCGCTCGGTGCGATTCCGGGCGTCGTCGCGATGGTGGTCCGTCCGTCGCAGTGGGATGAGGTCGTCGAAATCCTGAAAGGGGTGGCATGATGCAGGAGCCGATCATCGTCACCGCGAGCGCGTTTCAACGTCGGGTCGGCGAAATGTTCCGCCAGGTCGTGATCAGCGGCGCGCCCGCCATGATCATCACCAGCCAGGAGCGGCCGGTGCTGGCGATCATCCCGATCGCGACCTACGAGGCGTTTCGCCGCGCGGAGCGCGAACGCCACGCGGCCGCCGCGCGCTTGTGGGCGGTGACCCTGTGAATGACGCATCGTATGCGCCCGTAGACCTCGCAGCAGCCCGTGACGCGCGCAAAGGCGTCATTCATCGTTCTGCCCGATTGCGCGTCCTGTGGGGGCTCTCAGCGGCTTTGCTGTATCTGCTGTGCATCATCGGCGCCAACTGGCTGCTCGCCACGTTCGGCGTCGTCACGCTCTTCGGACTCGCGATGCCCGCGGGCGTCTTCGCCGCCGGCGTCAGTTTCGGAGCCCGTGATTGGCTCCAGGAATCGTTCAACGCTTTGCCGCGTACCGCGGGCGCCCTCAGGGCAGATGACGGTCACGTGCAAAGCGTTGAACGACCGGCGGGGCGGCCCGCGGTCCTCGTCGCTATCGCCGTCGGCGCGGTGCTGTCCACCGTCGTCTCGCCCCTGCGCCTGGCCCTCGCGAGCGGTCTGGCGTTTCTCTTCAGTGAGACCGCCGATATGCTGGTGTACAGCCCGCTGCGCGCGAACCATCGTGCCTGGGCGGTGACCGCGTCGAACACGGTCGGGGCGATTATCGACTCGGCCTTGTTTCTGTGGCTGGCTGGCTTCTCAATGACGCTGCTGCCCGCGCAAGTGCTCGGCAAGGCACTCATGATTCTGCCGGCGCTGCTGGCGCTCTGGCTGGTGAAGCGGCGGCGGGCCGTAGCGCGCACTACGGTGGCGGTGGTGACATGACGCCCGAATCAGTGAAAACCTGCACGTGCTGCCACGACGCCAAGCCCCTCGACGCCTTCCCGCCTCGCCGCACCGCTCGCGACGGCCGCGACTCCCACTGCCGCGCCTGCGCCAATGCCGCGGTCCGCAGATGGCGCGCGGCCAATCCTGAGAAGTGGCGAGCCGCGTGCCAGCGATGGCGGTCTGCCAATCCCGGTGCCGAGCAGACAGCGACGAAGCAGCGTGCCATGAGGAGGGTGCTATGACGAACACGGCGCAACGGTCCATCCCGCCCTTCCCGTGGGGCAGGCTACGCTTTATCCTCACCTCCGGCGGCGATTATTCCTCCGACCGGAGCCTGTCGCCCGTCGGCGGCCACGGGCACGACCCGGATAGTGACCACTTCGATGGCATCCGCGGCGCGACCGTCGCCCGCGCGAACGCCGGTCCCGTGCGCATGGCGATTGAGCGCGCATTTCATGAGTCGCGTGCCCGTCACGGCCTGCACGCCACGCATTGGAAAGTCCTCATCGCCTGCGAGGTCGGCATGGTCCAGCGCCCGGATCGTCGCGGCCACGTGGAATGGTATTTGTATTCTGCCGAGCATCCCAACGCCGTCGTGCCTGATGATGAGGCGGCGCGGATGTTCGATATCGCGGTTGCCTCAGTGCGGACCTACCACTCCCAGGTGCGTACGGCCATCGAAAATGAATGGGAAGACCTGCATGCGGGCTGGTCACTTGACGGGGCTTGACAACGTTTTATATGATTTATCTGAACACTGGAACTGTCCCCGGCGCACGGCCGGGTTTTGTTTTGCCTCGCGTATGAGCGCCTTTACGGGAGATCGTCATGCCGCGCCGCGCCGTTTCGGATGCGGAAATTGAGATCCTCCAGAATGCCTTCGCCAATGGCGCAACCGTTGACGCTGCGGCGAAAGCCGCGGGCGTGGGGTGGCACTTTGCCTCGAAATATCAGGGCGTTCGTGACGAATACGCGACGATACGCGACGAAAAACGTCGGGAACTGATCGCCCAGACCGCTGCAGACTATGTGCCGCAACTGCTTGCCGGCATCGGTGAGTATCTCGCGCATATCCGCGAACCCGCGGTGATCGCTGAGACCGATGCGCGTGCGGCGATCATCGTCATCGCCACGGCGATCGATAAGGTCCTCCTGCTGACCGGTCAAGCGACGGAGCGCAGTGAGCATGTCAATGCCGACGACGTCCGCGCCCGACTTGCTGCACGCTTCGACGAAATTGCTGCCCGCAGAGCGGCGCGCGGAGATCAACCGGCTGACGGTAGCGGAGGCTGAAGCCCTCCTGTACGACTGGCCGTCATACGCGCGACCAGAGCAACTCGCACCGCCCGGAGAGTGGCAGGGCTGGCTGATCATGGCAGGCCGCGGCTTCGGCAAGACCCGCGCTGGCGCGGAGTGGACCCGCGAGAGCGCGAAGCATTTCCACCTCGTCAACATCATCGGCGCGACCGCAGACGATGCGCGCGACATCATGATCGAGGGCGAGAGTGGCATTCTCGCGATCTGTCCATCAAGCGAGCGGCCGATCTACCGGCGGTCCACGCGCTCGCTCGATTGGCCCAATGGGGCTAGGACGCTGATCTTCACGGCCGACGAACCGGACCGATTGCGGGGCAAGCAGCACGAAAGACTCTGGGGAGACGAGTTAGGCGCGTGGCGCTATCCGGAATCATGGACGCAGGCGATGCTCGGCCTCCGCCTCGGCCCTGACCCGCGCTGGTGCGGCACGACCACACCGAAGCCGACCACGCTCATCCGCGAACTCGTTGCCGATCCCACCATCCGGGTGACGCACGGGACGAGTTATGACAACCGCGACAATCTCGCGGCCGCCTTCTTCGCAACGATCATTCGCCGCTATGAGGGGACCCGCCTCGGCGAGCAGGAACTGGCCGGGCGCTTGTTGACGGACGTTGTTGGCGCGCTGTGGAACTTCGACTCGTTCCAGCGCCGTCCCCGTAGCGAAGACTACACCCGCGTCGTCGTTGCCATCGATCCGGCGACGAGCGCGAACGAAAGCTCCGACGATACGGGCATCATCGTCGCCGGCACGCGACCGGACGGCACGTTCGACATCATTGCGGACCGGTCGTGTAAGGCATCGCCGGATGGCTGGGCACGACGGGCGATTGCCGCGTATGACGAGTTCAAGGCGGACCGGATCGTTGCCGAGGTCAACAATGGCGGCGATATGGTCGAGTCCACGCTGCGCACGGTGCGCAAGGGAATTTCGTACACGAAAGTCCATGCCTCACGTGGCAAGCTGATTCGTGCGGAGCCGATCAGCGCACTCTACGAGCAAAAGACGGTCTGGCATGTGGATGATCGCGACGATGTGCGCGCGAACCCGTTCGATCTGCTTGAAGAGCAGCTGACCTCCTGGACCCCTGAGTCCGGCACGAGCCCCGACCGGCTGGATGCAATGGTATGGGCCTTGACTGAGTTGAGTGCGGGCGAGGTGCATGAGATCACCTTCGCCCTCCCGCCCTGATCAACCGGTTGCGTGTGACAGCCGGTACTGTACACGGCAACCGGTTGATCAGAAGGATGCTGAGCATGCCAGAGAAGAAGCCCAGCCTCCTCCATCGCTTCCTCTACGGCGACTTCGATCAGCCCGAAGCAAAGGCCGCACCCGTTGCGCCAGCGGTGCCCTTTGCGAACGCGGGATGGTACGGGTCGTTTACCACCGGCGGGCAGATGACGGGCGGCTCCCTGCCCGTGCTGTATGCCGGTTCAGGGGTCAACTATCAGCAGTCGGTGGGCGACCTGGAGATGTCGTCGGCGATCATGGCCTGCGTCCAGTATGTCCAGCGCGTCTTTCCCGAGGCGCCACCACGGGTGATCAATCGCACTGACGCGGGTGATGAGGTCATACCCGACCATCCGGTGACCCAGCTGATCGACGAACCGAACCCGTACATGTCGTGGGAGACGGTGTCGCAGGCGCTGCTCGCGGATTACAACGTGCATGGCAACGCCTATCTGCTCAAGTTCCGCAACGGCGCGGGCATTCCGGCCGAACTCTGGTATGAACCGCAGATCTCGATTCGGCCGACGTGGGACCCGGCCGGGCAGCAGTTTCTTACCGGCTATCAGATCTGGCGGACGGGCAAATGGTACCCGATGGCGGTGGAGGACGTGGTCCATTTCCGCTGGTCGCAGGACCCGCGCAATCCCCGGATGGGGCTCTCCCCACTGCGTGCCGCCCTGCGGCTGATCTACAACGACGAGGAGGCGGAAGCCTATACCGCCGCGATCCTGCACAACATGGGCTCCCCCGGCGCGATCATCTCGCCATCGGGCGACAAGGTCATCAGCAAGGACGAAGCACAGGCGCTGATGACCTATTTCAACTCGCGCTTCACGGGTGACGGCCGCGGCTCGACGATGGTGGCAACGGGAGGCTTACAGGTCTCGACGCCGGCATGGAATCCGAAGGACCTCGACCTGACCAACATTCACCACTTCAGTGAGGCGCGGATCTCCGGGCTGATGGGCGTGGCGGCGATCGTCGCGGGCCTCTCGGTCGGACTGGAACACGCGACCTACAGCAACTATGCCCAGGCACGCGAGGCAACCTACGACGGGAACATCATGCCGACGTACGCTTCGTTCGCGGACGCCCTGACCCGCTCGCTGTTGCGGGACGACTTCAATGGCCAGCAAGACCAGTTCGTTGAGTTCGACACGAGCAATGTCCGTGCCCTGCAAGAGGACGCGAACGCTATTGCGGACCGGGCGACCAAACTCTTCTTCGGCGGCATCATCGATCGTGCGGCCGCGCTGCGGATGGTTGACCTGGAATCACGTCCCGAGGATGAGGGCATCTACCTGCTGGCGCGTGGTGCGAGCTTCAGTGATGGCTCCATCGCGCAGCCGGTACGAGCGACAACGATGCCGGTGAACACGGAACCCGGTGCACCAACTCCACCGACGATTGGAGAAGGTGATGCCGTGTCGCGCACTACACGCGCACATGCATCACCTTCTCCAAACGGCCATAGCGCCCAGCCGCTGCCCGCGAACACATGATGTAAGTGAGATTATCGGCGGCGCACTCCCCATTGCTGGGGGACTTTCACCCCTTGTGCCAAGCGCCCGGGCGCTGCCCGACTCGAACGGGCACCTCCGCCTAGGCTTCCGAGTATAGCAGAGGACTCTGACATGGCGACAAAGGGCGTGCCACCACTGACGCCAGCGACGAATGGCAATCAACCGGCTGCGGCCGCGCATGCTGCCCAGAGGGCGCCCGCGGTGCCTGTGGCGTAGGAGCGCACCATGCCAACGACCCCACGCGACCGAACAACGAGCGGGACGATCACGACGAACGTAGCCGGGCAAGGCAATACCGTCGACGTCGACGTCACCTCCTATTGCGCCGCAGGCATCCAGGTCACCGGCACCTGGACGGGGACGCTGACCTTCGAGGCCACCGTGGACGGGACGAACTATGGACCCATTGGTGCAACGCCGGCAGTGGGTGGTCTCGGAGTGACGACGACGACGACCGCGAACGGCATCTGGAGCGAGAACATCGCGGGCTGGCTGGCCATCCGGGTGCGGGCTACCGCTGCCATGACGGGGTCGGCGGTCGTCACGATCCTTGCGTCACTGTATGGCACGGGCAGTTCGTAGGGAGGGTCATCGGATGATGATGTTCGCTCTGGAATTCAACGCCAAGGGACTGCTGCTGCTGATCGCGGCGGTTGTCTGCGGCATCGTTGCCGTCGTGCTGCTCTTGCCGTCGCCGCGACCGGAATGGCCGCGCGGGCTACTGGCGGCGGCGTGGTGCCTCGGCTTCATCGCGTGGTTCATCTGGGCAGCTGGAGGTTGACCGATGTCGAAGTGGGGCAGCGCAACGCCGAAAGAACGCGAGGCTGCGCCGGCGTCGGTCTTCTGCGGCCCGAACCGTTCGTTTCCGATCGCGGACAAGGCCGACTTCGATAACGCGGTCCATGCGCTGGGCCGTGCGGGCGGGGATACCGGCAAGATCCGGGAGTGCATGATCCGCAAAGCAAAGGCGAATGGCTGGGCGCTTCCCGACGCGTGGAAGCCCGTCAAAAAGGACGTCGGCATGTTGGAAGGGAGTTTGCATGTGAATCCTGCCCAGAGGGCACCCGAGGCCGTTACACGGCAAACTCCTTTCCAAAACGACACGCTCGTGATGTTCGGTGGCGCCGTGAAAGCCCTGGGCGATGGGCGCGTCGGCGGTTATCTCATCACGTTCACCGATGCAGCCAGCCCGGACCTTACGGGCGAGTTCTTCACGAAGGATACCGACTACGACCTGGCGGACGGTGACACGCGCTCGGTCTATTACGCGCATGGCCTCGACGAGCAGATGGGCGTGAAGAAGATCGGCCGCTTCACCGCGAAGACGGACGCGATTGGTATCTGGGTCGAGGCACAGCTAAACCTGCGTGACGAGTACGAGAAAGCCATCCTCGAGCTGGCCGCGAAAGGGAAACTCGGCTGGTCATCGGGCGCGCCGGCGCATCTCGTCACCCGCAAGGCGGTGGAGACGAAGGACGGCGCGACGGTCCGCGAGATCACCCACTGGCCGATTGCAGAGGGATCGCTCACACCGTGCCCGGCGGAGCCCCGCAACGGCGCCGTGGCGATGAAATCCTTGCCGGCGCTCCTTGGTCTCCAACCGCGCACGCATGTGAAAGCCCTGCCGTCGGGCATGTCGTACGACGATCTCCGCACGCTCCTCCAGGACGAGCTGAACGAGGACTTCCCTGACGATGACGATGATCCCGCCAGCTGGAATCGTGGCCTGTGGATTCGTGATGTCTACGATGATGCCGTGGTCTATGCCGACGAGGAGGATCTCTTCCGTCGGACCTATCAGGTGACGGCGGGGAATGACATCGTCTGGGGTCCGGAGGAGAGCGTCGTGCGCGTCACGACCTACGTCACCGCCACCGACGTTGACGACGCCGGCGACGGTGAAGGCGATACCAGCATGACCGTGCCAAAGAGTCTCAACCACGGCGTCGTGCCTGCCACGATGTCGTATGAGAAGCACCTCACATCCGCGCTTGCTGCGGTGGACGGTGTGATACAGCGCGGGTTCGCCATCAACGAACTGCGCATCAAGTCCGGGCGTGTCTTCTCCGCAGTCAATCGCAAGAAGCTGCAGGAGATGCATACGCAGATGCAGACGGCGCATGCCGCGATGGGGACGCACATCGCCACGATGCAGGCGCTCCTCAACGACACCGAACCACCGGCGAAAAAGACCGCGGGCGTGGAGCAGATCTACCTCCGCATGCTCGCACGCGAGGCAGAGGCACTCGGCGTTGACCTCTCCGCCTAACGACGAAAGGCAACCGCAATGCCGACCTTAGTTGAACTGGGCCGCGAACTCGATCAGAAGCGCGGCGAGATGAAGAAACTTTTTGACGATCACCGCAAGATCGTCGACGGCTCACCCGTCTACGACTTCACGGCCGAACAGGTCGCTGAGGTGCGCCAGCGTGAGGCAGATCTTGCCCCGCTGCAGGACGCCTTCAAGCAGGCAGAGCGCCTCGCCGCCATCGACCGCGACAACCAGAAGGGCGTCGATGATCTCGGCCGCATCGTCCGTCCCGTCCCCTTCAGTGGCGGATCGGCCGGCAGCGAGGGCACGACACCTGGGAGCACGCCGGGCGCGATGTCGCTCGGTGAGCGTTTCGTGAAGAGCGAGGCATATAAAAGCTGGCGCCCCGGCGGCGGCCAGCAGCAGGCATTCTTCGAGGCGCCGGAGCAACTCGCCTTCGCGGGCAAGACGACGTTCACGACGACCGTCGCGACGCTGACTGAGTATGACCGGCAGCCCGGTATGGTGATGCTCGGGCAGCAGGCGCTCACCATCGCCGATCTCATCGCGCAGGGTGAGACGACGATGAACACGATCCGGTATGTCCGTGAGGACACCTACACCAATGCGGCCACCATCGTGGCTGAGGGTGGCACGAAGCCAGAGGCAGCCTTCGACACCTCCGAGGTTGATGCGCCGGTGCGCAAGATCGCCGTGACCGCGAAGGTCACCGACGAGATGTTCGCGGACTTCCCGGTCATCCGCGATTACGTCGACAACCGCCTGCGATTCATGGTCGGGCAGCAAGAGGAGGCGCAGATCCTCCTGGGGAACGGCACCCCGCCGAACATCCAGGGCATCGAGACGACCTCGGGCATTCAGACGCAAGCCCTCGGCACCGATCCCATCCCCGACGCCGTCTTCAAGGCAATCACGAAGATCGCGGCCATCGGCTTCTTCCAGGCGGATGGGGTTGTCTTCAATCCGCTCGACTGGCAGAACGTCAAGCTGCTCAAGACCGCTGACGGTATCTACATCTGGGGCCATCCGGCCGACGCCGGTCCCAATCGTCTCTGGGGCTTGCCGGTGGTCGCCACCGTCGCCCAGACCCAGCAC